ATCCATATTAATTTGGGAAGTGCCTGTTAATGCTTTTTCTAATTGTGCATATGTGCCATCAATAAGAACACAATCTGCTGTGTTGTCTTTAATAACACCTGTTATACCTTCTTTGCTTCTCATTAAACTATAATATTTTTTAATACCATCCCAAATTACATAAGGCTTGGTAACTCCAGCATCTTTACGCCAAAAATAACTTCCATTAACTAAGGATATAACATCAGCACCAATCTCTTTATCTGCATTAAGATAGGTGACAAATTCTTCCCATTTAGGAACAAATTTAATTATTTTAAAATCACCAGAAATCGTACCTTCCATATCAAGTAATTGCTCTTTAAATTTAGATGGAGTTAATTTATTTGGTATGAATAATCCAATTGCTTGGAAGAATTCTAAAAAGTCTGTATTAGTTTTAATACCAAACATTTTTAATACTTCAGCTTTTTTATCACTACCTGAGCCAGTGCCTTTAATAAGAAGTGAACCTTTACCTGATGGACCTACTAAACTGGGATAATCTGCTGGCTTAATATTTTTAAATATAGCAGTTTGAACTTTAATCTTCCCATCGGGAATACCTTTTTTAGAAAGCGAGGCAGTAGTATCAAATATTAAAGGTGATGAATGCAGTTTTATTGTTTTGGTATATAATTTATCAATATCTTTTAATTGCTCAGCAGAATAAGGTATATGTTTAATATCATTCTTACTTGTATATTGAATTGAATAGGCCTCTTCTAGCTCTTCTAGATTTCCTATCTCTTTACCGAGATTATAATCTTTTACTTCATATCTTGTTTGGCGATTTAATATCTTTGCAAACTCTCTAGGATTTAAACCAAAATGGTCAGCAGCAATTCCTTGAATCCTGGCTTTAGTTAAACCTCTTGATATAACATCAGGGTCTTTTCTCAAATGTTTTATCATAAGCAAGGCAGCTTTATACTTATCTTTATTTCGAATTCTATTAATGGTATGCCTTACTTTCGTGGGAAGCAAGTTATAAAATTTGAGAGCTTGTGCCTCGTTTGTGTGGACCCTAAATGACTGCATTAATAACCTTATATAAATTGAGATATAAAGCTATTTATATAATTATAAATTCTTGATGATTTTATTAAGGTTTTTGATTTTGCTATATTTTTTTAGCTTTTGAAGCTTAGGAACTATCCCATCTTGGATATTTTCCATTTTAATATACCCATAATATTCAAGAATAATAATCATAGCCATTACATCTGCTAATTCTTGTTCTAATTCACTTACGTGCTCTTCATCATACGGGCCAAATCTAATTAATTTAGAGGTGGCTTGTATAACTTCAGCGCATTCTTCTGACAAAATAGTCAGAGTTTCTTTCACATTCATTACTTTTTACCTAGCACATAGTCCTGTTTTTCCATTGCGTCGTCTAATATGCTTTTTAATATATCTCCCAATGCTTGATTAAAAAGGTTTTCACCATGAGGGTCATCCATTGGATAGTCTACAATTTCATAATCAAAGTTTATGGACTCAGTTTTATCATTAAGTTTAATATTAGTATATCTAAAAATGACATTATGATATTCACCACCCTCTAACCGCACATACCAATGGTCATCATCTCTACCATGTTGGTCTACAAATGACCATTTTTGAAATGGTATGTTATCTTTTAGTAAAGTTGACTTCATAATAAGAACCTTCGTAATCAAATTCAATTGTTGAATGACTATACACATTGCGTACAGTTCTTTGTTGTCTGGTTTCCTGTTTACAAACCATAGCTGTGGTAGTACTATTCTTTTTGGCTTCTTCTGAACCAATAGCTGCACCTATAATAGCTCCTGGTAGTTTACCATGTTCATCATCTATAGCATCACCAACAACTGCACCAAAGATTGCTCCCCAAAATGCACTATTAATAAGGTCATCTGGATTTGCTACTTGCTGTTGTTCACATACTTCAATTGTATATGGTTCTACATAGACAACTTCTTTGTAATGGTCTGTCACTACTGCACCGCTACCAGCTGCCATAACATGTGTTCCCATCATTAATAGGAATCCGGTCATAAACCATCCTAAACGTTTAATTTTTTCTTTCACTTTTTACTCCTAGGTAAAGGTACATTATTGTACCATTCAATAAACATTGCCATCAAAACTGTGGCAACCATAATAATATATAACACTGCAAAGCCAAGTATGAAAAATGGTAATAGTATTATAGTTATTATCCATTCTTTCCAATCATCCATTTTGGCATCTCTTAGAATTAGGATGTCGCTTGCATCTATAAGTTCCATGACTCATAATCTTTTTAGACAATACATTTTTATTAGCATCCCTTTTCCTTATAACGTATGGTATCATTGTCTTACTCATTAATCTTCACCAAAGGCAAGTGATGTGATGTGTCATGGTAATTGCCATCACCTTTAAAACTTCGTGTAACTGTTTCTTTGGTCAACCAACCATTAAGATTAATTTTATATGTAATAAATTCTTGATATAAAACACCTTTGGTGCTTGTTTCAAATGCTGACTTTAATGGTCCTGGTTTCATAACTCTTCCTCTACGTCAATTAAATACATAACCTCAGCTTCTCTTAATAAAGCTTCGGCATTCTTATTTGATTTATCCCATTCAGAATTATATATCTGAGGTCTTGTAGCAACAACCTTTTTAATTCCAACTTGGATTATTCCTTTAGCACATTCATTACAAATAGGTAAACCATAAACATATAAAGTAGAATCTTTTAAAGACACACCAGTAAGAGAAGCATTATATATAGCATTCATTTCTGCATGAACAACTAACTCATATTTTCTTTCCCTATTATTAAGTCTATCATCTGTGTCATGGATTCCTCTTGGGAAACCATTAAATCCTTGAGATAATAATTGACCATGTTCGCCAATAACTACTGCACCAACTTTAGTGCTTGGGTCTTTACTCCATGTAGATATTTCTTTAGCTAGGTGAGTATATTTTTCTCCCCAAGCTTTTCCTTGTAATAAACTACTCATATTTAAAATCCTCAAATTGTTTTTTTGGTGGGTCATCCCTCACATTTAAAGTTTGGGCTGAATCTTCTACATCATATAATCTCATTTTAGCTCTATCAACTCCAACAACAAACTTTTTATTTTTTCCTGTTGGGTCATTATATCTATTCTTTAATTGTTTAATCATTAACTGATTTAAATCTTCTAACTCTTCAGTAGATATAATAGCAAACATTAAGTCTGCCGTTGCTGGTAGACCAAATGATTCTGAGGTATCTTCAAGTCCAATATCTGAACTAGCAAACCCAGAACGTGTGGTTTGTGTGGCTGTGACAATAGGTAAATTATACTCTACAGCCAAGCCACGCAATTCTTCAGCAATTGCTTTCACATAAGTATATGAATTTATTGCTCCACCCAAAGATTTCATACGTGAACTTGCACATATGTTTAAATAATCTATACAAATTAAATCAGGTTTAAAGTCTCTCTTAATTTTTAATTCTTTTAATAATGCTCTGAAATGGATAGAACTTGCAGCACCTGTAGGATATTCCTTAACAATTAATTTGCCTACACCTTTATCAGTTAGCTTATGCATCTTCTTATCAAACATATCCTTTGACAAATTCTCTAATTGGTCAAGGGGAACATTCATAAGGTTAGCATCTATTCTCTCAGCTATCCGTTCTTCAGCCATTTCCATAGTTATATATAACACATTTTTAAATTGAGTTAAAGCACCGGCTGCTACGTGACACATAAATAGTGATTTACCCACGCCTGTACCTGCCAGAGCCACGTTCAGTGACTTATTAACTAAGCCTCCTTTGGTTATCTCATTAAATTTTACTAAGTCAAATGGTAGATGTTCCTCTGCTCTATGGTAAAATTCATACCTAGCATCTGAATCATCAACATAATCATGGCCAACTCTTAAATCAAAGCTAACTCCAAGAGCTTCAGATAATACTTCAGGCAATGCATTCTTATCTAAAGTTTCATGCTTACCCTCTATAATATCAATTGAATTCATAATTGCTAAATAGATTGCTCTATCTTGGCACCATTTTTCTGTATGTTCTATTAACCATTCAACAGTTTCCTCTCCTTTTTGAACACTTATTTCAGGAATAAGAGCTAAAGAGTCAGAGCCAACGTTAGTATTATTTCTTAATTCAATACTTAGTGCATCAGCACTTGGTAGCTTACTATACTTATTAACAAATCCAACAATCTCATTAAAGACTGCTCTATATGGTTCTTCAAAGTATATAGTTTTTAAATGAGGTATTACATTTCTAGTGTAATCCTCATTCAACATTAAGTTCCTAAGGATTAATGTTTCAATCTTCATCCCACCCCTCTTCTAAGTGTGAGACTTTAATCATATCGGCATGGCCAATCTCAAATCTACGTTTAAGATATTCTTTAAAATCTGTTTTATCAAAGATAGGTTTCCAAAATGATTCCTTAAGAGTCTCAGCTTGACGAACCTTTTTATCTTCTATCTCTCCAGTCTTTTTATCAACCTTAGAGTACCAGCCCATAGAAGGTTTAACTACATAGCCACCTTCCATTGCACAATCTAATAGACCAGAATATTGTTCAATACCACCTTCCCATGTTACTGATATAGGAATCTTAGATTTCTCTTTAACAAATCTAGATTTCTCTACATTAATCACAAAGTGATAGCCCATAATTTCTGTTCCCTTTTTCTCTTGTCGTCTACCAAGAATCCAGATATTATCACTTGAGTAATAAATACCTGTACCACCTGATACAATAGCCTTAGGGAATAAACCAATCTCTTGGTATGTGTGATTGACAGCAAGTAATGGAATATCTCTCATTGTCAAATATGGTGTGGTCATTCTAAATAAACCTTTAAGAGCTTTTGCCCTTGACATATCTGCTACTGATTTTTCATTCATAGCATCAGTTAATTCTTTAATAGATGCAAGATTACCAATAGAGTCAATCATAATAATAACTTTATCTTTGCGTTCAATATTCTCTAATTGATTAATTAGGTCAAACTTCAGTTCCTCGACATTAGTAATGGGACTATGGAGTACTCGGGAAGTGTCGATACCGAACGACTTAAAGTATTGCTGGGGTGAACCAAATTCTGAATCATAAAACAATAGAACAGCATCATCATATTTTTCTAAATATGCTGCCGCCATTAATAATCCAAAGGAAGTTTTAAAATTCTTAGATGGTCCTGCCAATACAGTCAGTCCTGAGGTTAATCCACCATCAGGGTCTCCTGATAAAGCAACATTAATCATTGGAACCTTTGTTGGTACCATCTCTTGGTTAGAAAAAATCTTGGATTTGTCAAGAGTATCAGTCTCTTTAATCCTAGAATTCTTCTGCAATTTATCCATTATACCCATTTATATCTCCTATTAATTTCAAAGTATACTACTATTATATCATAAATATCAGCCAAAGTAAATAGATTTACATAAATTTTTCTAAAGTATTTGGCGTGGTTTGAATTGAATGGGATTTATTATCTTGTATAACAAAGTCATCATATATCATTTCACATCCACCCTCTAAAAACTTCTTAACATTATATGCCATATCCATTGCAGTAGTTACTGGTACGTTTTGACATATATGATTAAGATTTTTCTTAGGGTCTATAAGATTAAAATCTTCTGGCAATTTCATAACACCCATTGCCTCTCTATATGTTAGATATCTATCTTCATCTGGGTGAGCTAATTTAAAAGGTAGGTGAGCAACAAATGCTCCAATAAAATCGCATGGGATTTCAGTAGTACGTCTCATTATATTACCACCATCATCTAATTTTTTATGCATACCTCTTGCTTTTTGTGCCTTTTCATTTTCACCAAGACCTTCTAGCCAATCTGCATAGTCATTATAATTACTATGT